ATATTCTAGGTAGTACCTACTCATTAAGTGGTATGTCGGGGCCCTTAAGAGATATGCCTAACCTTACTAATGCGACAATTAATACTACCATAAATGCGTTTACTGATATTGCATCTGGTAGATCACCTGTAGGCATTTCTCCTAATAGTATAAATGCTATCTTAAATCCAGCACAAAACATTACATCAGCAGTAACTTCTATAGGTGCTAATGCTATTGGTGGACTGCTTAGTCAAACTCCTTTAGGAGGTGCATTAAGCGCGCTTGGTCCTCTAGGTAGTATAGCAGCTAGTGTCTTGCTTAATAAAGTAGGTGGGCAAGCACTAGGCGCTTTTATGTCAGAGGTAGTTTTAGGTACTAGAATTGCTACTTCTAAGTTAGCTAATAATCCTATGCTTTATCCTCCCTCATATGCAGGTAAAGCATTCTTTGGTGAAGCACCGGTTGCATTACCTGCTGTTGATCAAGTATTTTGTAGAAAAGTAGGTGCATTTGGAACTATGAATGGTGGAGGTGGTGTTGTAAGTTTTGGTATGCAAAATTTTGCATCTTTTGGAGGTGCATTATCAATTGCTTCTGTAGCTTCTAGAATGCTAACTGGATCTAGCGCTATACCTTCTCCTACAACATTCTTTGGACAACAAGTAGCTGCTATGACTGCAAACCTTTGTAGCAATCTTAACGTGCCTATCACATCAACTATAGAGATGAGACGTTCAGATAATGCTATACCTTTTATGCTAGGGTTAAGCGCAGCGATGGTAGCAGAAAATTTTTCTCCATTTGGCTCTGCTCCATTTTCAGGTGGATGGAAATTAGCTGCATCTACTGCAAACGACGTGCAAAGATATAACCCTCAGTTTTTAGAAACATGTACAACAACACTCTATTCAGATATACCTACTAATTTAGATGTTCATCCTATTAAGGAAGACATAGTGCTGCTTACTAATGAGACAGCAGTAAAGAGGTCTATTCGCAATTTAATATTAACTGATCCTTTTGAAAGACCATTTAATTCTGGTATTGGTTCTGGTATAAGAAGAAGTCTCTTTGAAAATATAGGTCAAGATACAGAATTCGTTATTACAGAAAAAATTAAAGAAACAATTACTAATAATGAACCAAGAGCCAATCTTATAAATGTAAAGGTGAAAGCTTTAATTGACGAAAATGGTTATTCTGCAACAATAGTTTTTTCTGTTCTTAACAGCTTAACACCTATCACATTAGATTTAATACTAGCAAGAGTAAGATAATGGCAAATACAGGATTTCTTAGTGTTTCTGAGCTAAGCTTTGATGGTATCAAAGACAGCTTAAAGACATTTATGAAAAATAAAACTGAGTTTCAAGATTATGATTTCGAAGGATCTAATCTTAGTGCGCTTCTTGATGTGTTGTCATATAACACTTATATGAATGCTTTTTATGTTAACATGGTAGGAAGCGAAGCATTTCTAGACTCATCACAAATTAAAAGTTCAGTGATTTCACACGCTAAGTCATTAAATTATTTTCCTCGTTCTAGAACATCGGCGCGCGCATTAGTAACATTTAACGTTAACGTAGGTGTTGATAGCCTGGGTGTCTTAACTATACCTCAATATTATACTGTAAGAACTGTTGTAGATGGCATTAATCTTGAATTTTCCACAGACGATACTATAGTGCTAGCTGCTAATGGCAGTACCTATACTAGTGATCCTGTTTATGTTTATGAAGGAAGAGTAGTTAATGAATTTTTCGAGAAAAGCGCTTCTTCAAGATTTATTATTAATTCAGAAAACGTAGATACAAATAGCATAAGAGTTACTGTTATCAACTCTTCTACCGATTCTACTAATACTGTTTACACGAGAGCAGAGTCACTTTATGGATTGAATTCTACATCAGAAAAATACTTCGTACAAGGTTATAATGCTAATCAATACGAAATTGTATTCGGCGATGGCGTGCTAGGTAAAGCTTTAGAGAATGGTAATATAGTTAAAGTTACTTACCGCTCTACTAATGGAGAAACAGGCAATAAGGCTTCTGCATTTGAATCTTCAACTAAAATAAACGGGCTTTACACTGTCACAGTTACCACTAATACAGTAGCAGCTGATGGTTCTGAAAGAGAAACTTTAGAATCTATTAAGTATAATGCGCCAAGACATTTTGCATCTCAAAATAGAGCAGTAACAAAAGAAGATTATCAAACTCTAATAAAAATTAATTACCCTCAGGTAAAGACGGTAAACATTTACGGTGGTGAAGATGCTGATCCGCCTCAGTTTGGTAAAGTTATTGTAAGTGTTATCCCTTATGGAACACAACCTCTTATCTCTACTGAACTTAAAAACGATATTATTAATTTCTTAACTGGTAAGAGTATTACTACTGAGCCTGTTATTGTTGATCCAGAGTATATGTATGTTGAGATAGTATCAGATGTTAGATACGATCCTAACTCAACATCTAAAACAACCACTCAGTTAAAGTCCGATATAACCACAAAAATTCAAGAATATCAAAATTTACTTCTTATGGATTTTGGAAGTGATCTTCGCAAATCAAAGCTTATAAAGTATATTGATGATGCAGATACTAGCATTATTAGTAACCAGACTTCCTTAAGATTAATTTATAGAATTACTCCTACTAAAGGTACTTCTACCAGAGTAAACTTTTCATTTTCTAATCCTTTGTATAGACTATACCTAATTAAGTATGCAGAAAATGAAATAGAAACTGTAAGAAGTGACATTTTTACTTATTATAGAGAAGGCAACTTCTACGATGCTAGACTTACAGACGACGGATTAGGTAATCTTAGAATCTATTACTTAACAGCTGATTCAAGACAAATTATACTAGATGAAAATGTGGGTACCGTAGACTACTCTACTGGCGAATTAAATTTCTATATTAATCCTTATGAGTATACTAATTATATTAACATATTTGCTAAAACGCAGAACGATGATATTATTGTTCAGCAAAGTAAATATCTTAATATAGACTATGAAAAGTTAACCATCTCAGTAAATGTTTATAGACAATAATGGAAGCAGAACTTAAACGTATCGCCCCGTTAGTAAAAAGACAATTCCCTGCTTTTTATGCAGAGGAAGGGCCTAACTTTATCCAATTTGTTAAAGCATATTATGAATGGTTAGATTCTTTAGGTCCAGTTTATCAAGCTAGAAGATTTTTAGAAACTTACGATATTGATGAAACTGCAAGCGCTTTTATTGACAATTTTCAAACAAAATATATGCATGGTATACCTAAAAGTACGCTTGCAGATAAAAGATTACTTGAAAAACACATACTTGATGTTTACAGGTCTAAAGGTTCTATAGAAGGTTTAAAATTACTTTTTAGGTTAATCTACAATGTAGAGATAGATGTATTTACACCTTATAAAGATATGCTTATTGCATCTAGTGGTAACTGGGTAAGAAAGCAATATCTTGAAATAGAAGAAAGACCTGCTAATTTTTCTTATCATAGAAAAAATATTAGAGGTACTACGTCTGGTGCTACAGCGTTCGTTACATCTTCAACGACAATTTACACTGGTACTATCCTATCCCATGTTTTGTATATTGACGATGTGTATCCTGGACCTTCTGGATCTACTTTTATAATTGGCGAACCAATTGTATATGATGGATTAGATATTAAAGAAGCTACCTTTATCAAAGGTTCTGCTGTAGGTGCTACAGTTATTGAATCAGCTGAAGATTTTTCAGGCGGTGATATTATATCAAGCAATAATACAACAGGTGAAGGTTTAAAGTTTGAAGTTGCTACTTTAAAAGATGTATCTCAATTAACTGGTTATCTTGATTTTAAAATAGTTGATGGTGGTTATGGGTATGCTGTAAATTCTGCAGTTACTATTGCAGCAGGTGCTAATTCTACTGGCACAGGAGCTGCTTTTAAAGTAGGATCCCTCTCAAATACTATTACATTTACATACAACAATACATGGATATCAGATCATTCAGCAGTTTTAATTAGCGCGACATCATACGGTGCTAATCTTTTTAACGCTAATTCACAATCTGTAATTGATAATGCATTAACTTATGCTAATTTAACTATTGGTTCGATAGCTTCTCTCACTGCAGTTACATCTGGTGATAATAACTACAATGGTTTTGTATTACCTTCAGTTTTTGAAAAGAGAATAGCAGGGTATGGCATCTACAGAAGTGATAGTACTTTATGGGGCAATAATGCTATCATTACAGGTAAACTAGCAACTGGTAACGGTGTAATTAATACTGTAAGACTTCTTTCTTCAGGTTTTGGTTATAATACAGAATTAGAAGAGTTAGAATTTGTTAACGAGGCTAATTCACAACTTACCACCTCTATGCAAATTGTTTTAGGAGCAGTAGGTCAGGAAGAAGGATACTGGGCTGATCAGTCTGGTTTCTTGAACGCTGATAAGTTTCTCACTGATAGTAATTATTATCAAGAATATTCCTATGAAATTCAAGTAGAAAAATCCCTGGATAAATATATTGATGTGCTTAAACAAGTTATGCATCCTGTAGGCAATAGAGTATTCAGTAAACCAACAATTATAGACAGTAACGAACTTAATTTAAAACTAGTAGTTGATACTTTAACGGTAACATCATAATGGCAGGCATTTTTACTAATAATTTTAAAAATAAATTTATTGAAGAATTTAAATCAGATGTAAATAGTAGTAATTCACACTATTATGTTGCATTTGGTAAATTTTTTGAATGGGATGATGACAATAACCCTCCTGCAGCAAATGCTAGTGTAAAAGAAGGACATTATGAAGTAAATAAAAATCTTCTTTTTGGTAAGAAGGTAAATGATAGTGATATCGCTTATATTGCTTCTAGAAATAACTGGACTTCTAATACTGTTTATGACTATTACAGTCATAGAGATTCTAATTTATTTTCTAAAGATTTTTATGTAATTAATAGCATTAATAGAGTATATAAATGTCTATTTAATAACTATGGGGCTCCTTCCACAGTTGAGCCTAATTTAACAATTAATAGTGGCGACTTTAATACTTCTGATGGTTATAAGTGGAAATATCTCTTTACTGTAAGCAGTGCAGATAGAAAAGCTTTTTCATCAGATCAATATTTTCCTATTACACCTAGTGCCGCAGTATCACAGTATGCAGAATCAGGTGCTATTCATGTTGTAGTAGTTGAGCAGGGCGGCAATAACTATATTACCGCTAATGGATACATTGAAAGTATTATTAGTGGTACACAATTTAAAATTTCTAATACTAATTCCTCAACAATTAGTGGTGCATATGTAGGTTCTTCTTTTTACGTC